TTATCAACTAAGCCTTCAAGTCCTTTCCTTGTACTTATCTAATGAATCTAACTAACACAAACAAAGAGACAATTGATAAGGTTGTCTCTCTTTTTTATGATTGGAAACTTTACCCAGAGTTTGAAGCAATCGCAGACTTACAAGACTGGTCGACAAACTTTGAAGGTGCTAGTCCCTTCCTAGTTTTCCTGGATCTAATTGGTTATAGTAATGATCGCTTTAGCTCTGCTTTATGCGGTGAAGTTACAGCCAATGAGTTAGCCAACCTCTTAGGATATAAAGAGTATTGCTTAATAAGTAACGCTCTTAAAGTCTTTGAGAATAACGGCTATGATCCAGTCTATAACTACATTGATTCGCTTATTAATAGTGATCGATATGGTTTAGAGGAATAATAAATTGAAAGATCTATTCTTCTTCTGTCTGCCTTGGGTTGGTCTCGCTATTTGTTACCTACTACAAGGTAAGTAATCACTTAAGCCTCACAATATGTGGGGCTTTTTTATTATCTTCTAAAGTAATCAAAGATATTTATCCCTATATAATTTGGGTCGTTATATATAATATATAAACAAAGAACAATGAAACTAATTATTAATATTAGTAGGAAATAAAATAACATTTAGTATTTGAGAATGATTCTCAATTGCATAGTAGTGTGCCAATTAAATAATTGTCATAGGTATTTATACTTATGCCAGTTAAAGAATTGGCATAGGTATTTATACTCATCTCTTCTTGAGATTGATTCTCATTAGCAGGAAGGATTGAGGACACGCTGGGTTGGATTCTACTATCATAATTGGTTGGTGTGTACATATAAATTGGGACACGCTCCGTGTAGTATTGGAGAGATAATAGAAGTAATCAGCATTAATGTCATTCATTATGGCAAGACCTACAGCAAGAGATAGATTCTATGGACCACTTAAGCAAGTGGCACGACAGTACATACCTTTACTGATGGCACGGCTAAAGATCCTTGAGACTAGATCACTCAACGCAATGGACTTCTTGGATGCAGAGAGTGATACAGAACACGAGTATGTGTGGGAAATGAATGAGGCTGAAAGAGTCGCATTAGTGGCGGAAGCGCAGACAGACCTACACAAAGCAGTATTAGAGGCAGGAACGGCTCAAGCTTTGGTCGGGGCATTAATAGACTTATTAGAAGAGGATTATAAGAAGATGAGAGATAGCTCTTGTTTCTTTCTTGATGCTAAAGGTAGACCTATCTCATTATATGAGGGACAAAAGCCTGGAAACTAAAAAGGCTCCCGATTAAAGGAGCCTTCTTGGTTTAGTGATCCTTACGGTAGTAAGTAACACCACGGTAGACGAGTTTGGTCATTGGATGAGCCTCTTAACTACCTAACGCCCGTTCCCTCGTTAGGTTGCCTGCGTCCTATTAAAAGGATGAACGTACGCAGAGGCTATCAGATCTGGTAGTCGTTGCTACTAATAGTATACCACTTGGGTTACTGTCTTAGAAAACTCCAGGTATGATCTGACCAGTAGTGACATAAGCACCTAAGGCTGCAATGAAACCAATCATTGCCCAACGTCCATTCTGTAATTCAGCGGAGTCATTCATTGTCTCTTGAGTACGAGGTTCAATAGGGATTACTTGAGTGTCGTTCATTAGAACTTATACTTAGCCCCAAGTTTTGTACCGTAGGAAGCGTCTCCTTCATCTGCGGATAGGTAGCTAACCTCACCGTAGACTCCAAGCTTCTCAGTAGCAGCTACACTTGCTCCTACCTTGCCACCGAACTGAGTAGAACCATCAGCACCGTCAGGATTAACAAAGGCTGGTCCTCCTTGGACATAATATCCAAAAGATTCTGAGCCAAAGTCTCCCTCATATCCCAACGCCACATCGGTTGTGCGGCTGGTAAAGTCAGAGCCTGTGTATGATCCATTAGTCTCAACGTTTGTATAGAAATCACCAGCAAGGGCAGGAGCTGTACCTACACCTAGCAGGGCAGCTAGAGCGATTGCAAACTTCATAGTATGTAATAAAACAATATCCCAAGTATAACTTCTGGACTAACTCCATCGCCTTATCTACTTCCTTAGTAGTATTACTATTAGTGTCAATGTTAGTAGTCTTGTTGTGCATTTAAAGGTACTTTTAATAAAAGTTTAAAAAACAGCCAATTTAAAGGCATATCAACATATTAGTAGGACAGTCATAGTAGTGGCATAAGACAGGTTTAAAACTTTACGTCTCTCTGGTTACTGTTTGGTAGTCCTTTCAAACAACTATCATGGCTTACAAGAAGCTTAAGTTTATTGGAAAATTAGAAGGATTTATCCCTCATCTATGGGATGAACCTACATATAAGAACGAGCCTTGTGATTGGAGAGTCAAGGTCAGAGTTCAAGACCCTGATGGTGAGCTTCTAGATACTCTAACCAAGGAGTATGAGTCAGCTTGTAACTACTACAAGAAACAAACAGGTGGTAAAAGGTTCTTCGATGAACCTTTCGAGGTTAATAGTGAAGACAAGACAGTTACTGTTCGTCTTTGCGCTAAGCCAAAGTATGAAGAGCATCCATTTCCAATAGTTGATGGTGAGCTTGAGCCTCTTGACCATGATGTAATGCTAAGAGACGGTACAACAGTACAAGTAAGTATCTTGTTAATGCCTTACTCACTTAAAAGTCCTAAAGGTGGTATGAGATTAAGACCTCGTGCTATGCAGGTCATCGAGGCTGTTACTTATGAAGCATCAGACAGCGGTGAACTCAACCTTGAGGAGGAGTTTGGTAAGAATGATGGCTTCAAAGCCTCTAAACCAAACGTTAAGAAGAAAGTTTCCAAGAAATCTGTTACCGTATCAGACGAGGATTTGGACTTCTAACTTAAATGGCTCGACGATTTCATAAGTATGGTAAACGTACAAGAGATGGATTCAGATCGGGCTTTGAGTCAGAGGTAGCCCACGACCTTAAGAAGCTAGGGGTTGACTATGAATACGAAAAACATAAGTATGACGTAGTTATCCCTAGAAGTTACACCCCAGACTTTGTATTAAGTAATGGCGTTGTAATAGAGGTTAAAGGCTACTTCGATTCAGAAGATAGAAGACTCTTAAGAGTTTTTAAGGAACAACACCCTGATGTAGACATTAGGATGTGCTTCCAGAACCCACATCAAAAGTTAAGTAAGACAGCCAAGATGACTTACTCAACGTGGTGTGACAAACACAACATTCCCTGGTGCAGAGGGCCGCACTTGCCTAAACGTTGGACTGCGCTATAGTTCAAAGTGGTAAGTTGAAAGGGTTTACCTTAAAGCCTCCAGGGAGTCCCCGATCCTTGGAGGTTTTTTAATGGGACAAGCTGAAGAACTAATCTTTCTCATGAAATCTATCGATGAGGTAGGTATCAAAAATAGCTGGGATAGAGAGAAACTCGAACAAGTTAAACAGGATGCAATAAGAGATTATTACAATCTCGAACAAAAGATCCACAACACTGACTCACATCATCAACGGGGTAAATTAAATGACGGTGATCCACGGTCCATGTCCTAAGTGTCATAGCAAAGACAACTTAGCCATCTATGAGGATGGTCATACCTATTGTTTTTCTATTGGGTGTGGCTATCGCACTTCTTCTTCTGACCCTTCCTTTCAAATACCAATGACTACAACTACTACAAAAGAAATTGAAACTATTTCAGGAGAGTATGTAGATATACTTACTCGTAAGTTAAAAGCTGATGTATGTAGGAAAGCTACATACTTTAAGGCTATGCACGGTGGGGAAGCTGCTTACTATTGCCCTATTTATAACAACGATAGAGCACTCACTGGATACAAGATCAGGAAGAAAGGTAAGAACTTCTTAATGCACGGTTCTAACCCAGATAGTACCTTCCTCTTCCAACATATGTGGAGTGGTAATAACAAACTCCTTGTAGTTTTTGAAGGTGAATATGACGCACTATCATATATGCAGACTAGACCAGGGTGGCCTGCAGTTAGCCTACCTAATGGTTGTGAATCAGGTAACAAGGTTTGTAAGGCTCAACTGTCCTTACTTAATACATTTGAAACAGTTATCTTCTGTTATGACGATGACCCTGCAGGACAAAAGGCAGCGTTAAGGGATGTACAACTACTACCACCTAGAAAGGGGAAGATAGGAACAATACTAGGTTATAAGGATGCGAATGAAGCTCTTCAAGCTGGAGATGCTAAGGCCATAGTCAATATGGTATTCAACGCTAAAGAGTATGAGCCAGATGGTATCATCAACGCATCTAAACTATTAGCCTCTGTACTTGAAGACCCTAAGGTAGATAGTGTTGAGTATGGGTTCCCATTTCTCGATGATAAGCTCCACGGCCTAAGACGCTCAGAGCTTGTGACTATTTGTGCGGGGACGGGGCAGGGTAAATCAACATTTGTTAATGAAATTGCCTATAACCTGGCAGTCAACCAAAACCAAAAGGTTGCTGTTATCTCGCTTGAGGAGAACAACCTCAGAACTGCGAGAAGATTTGTCGGTATTAACCTTAATCATCCACTACACATTGACAAAGGAGATTTTTCAGATGAACAGATCGAAGAGGCGTTCAACGCAACACTCGGCCAAGGAAACATCTATTTTTACGACCATTTTGGGAGTCTCGATTCTACCGTTTTGCTTAATCGGATACGTCACTGTGTTAGCTCTTTGGATTGCAGCTTCATCATCTTTGATCATCTATCGATACTTGTCTCAGGTATGGACCAAGCCCAGGACGAAAGACGTGCGATTGATTCAACGATGACTAAGCTTAGGTCACTAGTAGAGGAGACTAATTGTGGAATGATATTAGTTAGTCACCTTAGAAGACCTTCAGGAGATAAGGGTCATGAAGATGGACAACAAACCTCACTCTCAGGACTTAGGGGATCTGCGGCCATAGGACAGTTATCAGATATTTGTCTTGGCTTAGAACGCGACCAACAAGCTACTGATAACTCTGAGTGCAGAGTAAGAGTTCTTAAGAATCGTTTCACTGGATGGTTAGGTTTGTGTGGAACTGTGAAGTATTATCAAAAAACTGGCAGAATGTTACCGCTGGATGATAATGCTGTAATCACAAATGACTTTGTTGAATCCGATTTTTGATGTACATCTGAGAAGAATAAATAGTTTAAAAGTTTCAGCTTTTGCTGCTACTGGAAAAGCTAAACGTATCCTTTCTAAATTCTTTAAGACCAATGACTACGTGTACTCTTTCAACCGACCCGACCTTAAAACCTTTGTTAGCTACTGCCATCGGAACAAACTTAAAGTTCACATCGACGGTGATCTTCGACATCGAAACGAACGGCCTGAGGATTAACGAAGTAACTAAGATTCATTGCTGCGCTTTAAATAATGGTAATGATGAGACTGTCTTATATGAGAAAGCTTCAGACTGGCTACCTATATTAGAGAACGCTTCTACTATCATTGGGCATAACATCTGTGCTTATGACATCCCTTGTATTAAACATCTATACCCAGATTTTGAACCTAAAGGGGTTGTAATAGATACGCTAATTCTTAGCAGGATGTTTTGTAGTGACTTATTAGAAGAGGATTTCAAATATAAGTGGAAGACCCTACCTATACAAATGTATGGTCGGCATTCATTAGAAGCTTGGGGTCATCGCCTTTCTTTACATAAGAAACACGCAGATTTAACAGACTTTAGTGAGCTAACTGAAGAATTAGCAGCTAGGTGTAAATGCGATGTTGACGTAACAGCTAAACTTTGGGACAGGTTGCAGCCTAAGGCCAACCCAGCCCCTACTGCTGTTGACCTTGAGATGAGATTTGCAACTCTTATCTCGAAACAAGTGCAGTCTGGCTTTGCCTTCGACGTTAAAGGGGCGTTGGAGTTAGAAGCCACGATTGTTGAACAACTGAATACACTTGATGAACGATTGAGACAACGGTTCCCGTTCATTGACGGAGGGCTCTTCACTCCTAAGCGCAATGATAAAAGTCGAGGATATGTAGAAGGAGCATCTATGTGTCGTCTGACTCCTTTGAATCCAAACTCAAGGGATCACATAGCTTGGGTATTACAGACACATTTGGAGTGGAGTCCAAGTGTTTTCACTGAGACTGGTAAAACCAAGATCGATGAAACTGTTTTAAAGGAGATTCCTGGGGCGGAAGATTTCGTATCTTTCTTAACGCTCCAAAAAAGATTAAGCCAGCTAAGTACAGGGAAGAGTGCTTGGTTGAAACTAGTCAGCACTGATGGCCGTATTCATGGCAACGTGATTACAGTCGGATGTGCTACGGCCAGAGCGTCGCACGTTCACCCCAATACGGCTCAAATTCCTGCGGTTAGGTCAGTTTTGGGTACGGAGTGTCGGACTCTGTTTGGACCTAACGTTCTACCTTTGTCAATCCCAAAGGGACGTTTAAGTAAGAGAGGTTCTAGGGTAGAGAATCTCACCAAACAGGTGGGCTGCGATTTATCTGGTATAGAAGCGAGGGCATTAGCCCATTTCTTGTGGCCTTTTGATGGTGGTAAGTTTGCTAACGAGGTCATCGAGGGCGACGTCCATACTGCCAATCAACTGGCCGCTGGCTTACCGACTAGGGATTTAGCGAAAACTTTCTTATATGCCCTTATCTATGGGGCGGGTTCAGAAAAATTAGGTAAAATCACAGGACAAGATGGTAAGGAACTAAAGAAAAGGTATTACAAAAATATGCCAGCTCTAGCAGAACTTACTAAGAGAGTAACATCGAAGGCAGAGAAAGAAGGAGTCATTAGAGCTATCGATGGTAGACCTATTAAAATAAGATCACCTCATAGTGCATTAAACTTTTTACTCCAAAGCTGTGGAGCAATTCTTAGTAAGGCTTGGTATAACATCTGCTATGACGAATTAACTAAAGCTGGTTTAGTTTATGGTAAAGATTGGAGCTTTTTAGCACACGTTCACGATGAGATCCAATTTGCGGTTAAAGATTCTCTTGCTGAAGAGTTGGCGGAAATTGCAGTTAAATGTTCCAAGATCGCAGGAAAACAGTTTAAAATGCGAATTGATATCGAATCAGAGTATAAAATTGGAAACAACTGGGCAGAATGTCACTAAAATTTGTAAAATTTGTGGTCAAGAAAAGTATCTATTAGATTTCTATAAGAACGGAACTTGGAGAAGACCTGAGTGTAAGTTATGTTATAAAGAATTTGTTAGAAAGTACTGGAAATTAAGGAAAGAGTACCCGACTCCTAAGTTAGGTACTCCTTGTTATTGTTGTGGTAAAACTAGTGAGAAACTTCAATGGGATCACGACCATATCAAGATGGCCTATAGAGGTTGGCTTTGTAGTAACTGCAATACAGGTATAGGAAAGCTTGGGGACAATATTGAAGGTGTCCAGAAAGCAGTGGATTATTTGGAAGATGCTAATACTCTAGAAAAGATAACTAAGGAGGATGATGACTTGGCTCTTAATTGATGCTGATATGCTTCTGTTCAAAGCTGCTTCAGCTTGTGAGGTTGAAGTAGAATGGATAGAAGATGTTATTACAACCCACTGCCCAGTAAGGGAAGTGTTGATGTTGTTTGATGACTTATTAAGTGTTAAGAAAAGTCAAACAAAAGCTAGATGGACCACTCTTTGTTGGAGCAGTCCTGATAACTTTCGTAAGAAGATAGATCCTTCTTACAAGGGTAATAGGAGGGCCACTCGACACAGAGTTAAACCAGTCGGTTATAAGGAGTGTCGTAGAAGGCTTGAGAAAGACCACCTATCTGAATGTTGGTGGAGGTTAGAAGCAGACGATGTACTAGGTATACTTAGTACTCGTAATCCTGACAAAACACCTATTATCTGGTCTGGTGATAAGGATCTTAAACAGATTCCTGGCTTTCACCTTAATGAGGATGGTGACATTGATTTAATTACAGATGCTCAAGCTGATGCCTTTTTCTACCGTCAATGCCTCATTGGGGACGTTGCTGACAATTACCCTGGCTGCCCTGGCGTGGGACAAAAAACGGCAGAAAAACTCATATCGATGGAAGAGTTCAAACCTGCCACCGCATGGGGAACTGTAGTTAAGCAGTACGAGAAGAAGGGTCTTAGTGAACAGTACGCCTTAACACAGGCTCGATTAGCACGTATCCTAAGGGACACTGATTACTACTTTGATGAACCTCAATTATGGACCCCACTAACCCGAATTACTACGGATACGGAGACGAAGCCGTAATCGAATGTATTGAGTATATTGAGAGTCACGCTTTTGATTTTCTTGAAGGTAACGTAATCAAATACGTGACCAGATATGAACAGAAGAACGGTCTAGAAGACCTAAAGAAAGCCTCTTGGTATCTTAACCGTTTGATAAAACGTGAAGAGGGTAAGGTTAAGCCTTATGATTCTTCCTTATACAAATCTATTCTCAACGCCAACGATGACGACCTCCAACTCAACCAAAGTACAGAAGTGGATGGAGAACGCTGGGCAACTAGTGACTGCTAAGGAGAACCCAGACTCAAACGTTGAACTCCAAGACAATCAAATGACTTTTATTGAGGAAGAGTTTTATGAACTTCTTCATGCTTATAACAATCTAAATCGTTCAGATGTTATAAAAGAAGCTACCGATTTAATTTGGGTTGTTTACGGTTTGCTACACATTATGGGTGTAGATGTTGATGAAGCCTTTAATAGACTTTCTGACTCTAATAACACAAAACTACCTTTCTCTTTTAAAAATGGGAAGGTACAAAAAGGTAAAAATTATCAGCCTCCTACTCTCTCAGATCTATGAAACTTAAAGAACAAGAACAGAGCTCAGCAATTGCGGTTACTGGGAGGGTAGATTCATGGCTTAAGAATCCTACTAGACGTTACGCAGTCAGTTGTACTGTGATGAATGTTGACGACACAATGGATGAGTCAGAAGATTCCATTGAACAATCCTTTATCTTTGCTTCTAAAGCACTTCGTTATGGCGCAGGAGTCTCTCTCCACCTCTCAGACCTC